CGTATAGCTAACTCACGCTATCAGTGGGGTAAGTACAACTTCTACGCTACGGATAGCCTTGCTAGGATTTACGCGGATCAGGCAACGTGCCGATAGGGCCAGTGCCATCGCCCATACGGGCAGCTTGGATATCCCATGCCACAAAGATGTACTCTAAACCGTTGCTGCCAACAGAGCTAGACCATGCCATAGGCACACGTAGCGCCACATCTTCCGCGGCCTCAATCTCAGTGTACGTACCACGCATAGGCGTAGGGCCCTCTTCTGTGAAGCTCACAGTATAGACATCGCCCGTACGTAGGAACAGCTTGTACTGATCCTTAGCGCGGCAGGCATAGGAGCACACAACACCACCAGCCGTGAGGTTGGACGTGTCGTCTACGATGACAGGCAGCAAGCGCGAAGACACAGAGGACGTAGCACGCTGGCCAACAAAGTCACCATAAGCCGCCGTCTGCTCTAGCGTACCTACACCATTCTGGTTGGCAAATACAGGCGTAGCACCCACCGCAACACAGCTGTAGTCGAACGCACCAGCAGCTGAGGAGATAGTCTCCTGCTGCAAAGACAGACCAACACCAGACAGACGGGCAATGCTGCCAGCACAGAACACAACAGTAGACGTGCCCTGAGCCTCAAGCATGCCGGTGATTGTGTCACCCATACCTGATTCTGTAGCACCATCTACGCCGTTGTAGTTGTAAGGCTCACCGGGTACGGAGAGCTGCACGCTACCAACGCTGAAGCCTAGCGCAAGCTGAGCACGGCAGTGCATAGACAGATACTTAGGCCTATCCAACGTCAGGCTATCCTGCGTTTTGATCATGCCATAGTTAGTCTTGCTTGCCCAGAAAGCGCGGGATGCGCCAGTGGTGCCGTAAATCCTAGCAAGGCTATCCGTAGCGTAGAAGTTGTACTTACCCCACTGATAGCGTGAGTTAGCTATACGCAGTGATGCGGTGCCCGGAAGTGCGGGGTACTCAACAGCAGTGACAGTAGCCAGAACAGTGACACCAGAGGCATCCCTAATCTGATCACCCACTTGTAGGAACTGGGGAGACAGAGGAGCGTAAGGCTGATCTACAGTGATGTAGCCAGCAGCCGTACCGCTGCCCCAAGCACCGGTGAGAGTGACCAGATCGTGCGCTGTAGTGGTATACTTAAAGGCAGGAGCGCTGCTCCACACCTGTACGGTGCTATTCTCTAGCGCAGCAGGAGTGATGTTTCCACCATTACTAAACGTAGCAATAGGACTCATCATCAACGGAAAGTCGCCGCGGCTATTAGACGGGCCAGACTCCAACGCTGTCTTAGGGTTGTTAGCAAATACCATGTACGCATACTGGCTGTTATCATCAAACAGCGGGGTAGCTGAGGGAATAGCAGCACCATCGTTAGCACCGGCAGAGGTCAGCTTCTGTATATCGGTGCTAGCGTACACCGTTGCCCCAAGATCAATGGCCTCAAAGTAGCGCCCACCAAGGCCATCATCGTAAGCACCAATAGCACGGTACAGCCTGTTGTCACGCTTAAACGCCTGACCCGGCAGCACTGTATCGCCAACAGATACACCAATACGCACACAATCAACAGCCTTGTACAGGCGGTCTTCGCCGTAGAACAGGCCAGCAATAGCATTAGGACTAGAGGTCACTTCGCCACGCTGTACGGCCATGTAGCCGCGTAGATCAGCGTAATACTGAGCAGCTTGTGCCGGCGCGTAGCCAGCAACCAAGATTTCAGGGCTAACGCTAATGGTGAAAGCTTGCGTACCGCCAGTGGTTGTAAACTGCACGGCCCAGCCAAAAGGAAGGCGGTTGTACCTGTCGTACAGACCTACAACCAAGTCAGCAGTAGTAGCCGTGACATTACTAACATCTACTACAATGCCTACAGGAGCCAAAGGCAGCACGCTGTACGTGTCATCAGGACGACGGCCTAGCATGATGGAGCCGGGCAGGATGTCAGAAGGAACAGAACCTCCACTACGCAGCACACGCATTGTGTAGTAGGTGAGAACACCACCATCACCAAAACCATCGTAACGCTCAAACCCATCCCACCTACGATAGCCCATAGTATCTGCAATGTCGTAATTCAGACAGTCGATTAACGAACCCGTTTCGCGCAAGATAGGCGGCGTAACAGTGTCCAGACCGATGTTCAGATTTACATTAATCACATTAGTACTGATTGGAGTATCCTCGATCAAACCTAGATAGGTTAAACATGCTCTTAGGTAGGCGGTCACGCAAGAGACGATTGTAGTAGGCATCGGCACCCTTCTTTGCATTAGCATACATCTTCTGGTTGCCTTCAAAGTCAGCCAGCTTAATCATTGCTCGCCATACAATCAACTTATGAAACTTATCAGAGAGCAGGTAGGGCAAATCGCCGTGAGCAGCTAGGGTGTTGGGCTTCTGAGTGAAGTCGAAGCTAACATCGTATAAACCATCAGGGCGTGGGAAGAAATCAAAGTTACCATCCTCAGTCTCAAGGATAAAGTTTGGTCGACCAGAGCTATCCGCCCAATTGCTGGCAGGGAAGTTCCAGTTGTACCAGTACCCGTATGCTACCGGCCATGCCGTAGCGTTGTCGTTAGGATTGGTATTGGGGTTGGCCCCGCGTACGGTGGGCTGGATAGTTACGGTGCGCTGATTGATAGCATCTAGTGTAGGGATAAGTTCTTGGAAGTTATACCGTCCACGGCCTTCAATATAAGCTGCACCAGTGTAAGTGGTAGGAGCTTGGTAAACATCAAGTAATTCGTTTAGCAGTAATTGGCTGTACACTACAGGAGAGTCAGCATACTCTACGCCTACAGTGACTTCTGCAGCAGCTTCGCTGGGAGCCTCAAAGTCGGAGAACACCTGTGTTACAGTGAAAGTCACGCCGCTGGTCTGCCCTGTGATTACATCTCCAACGGTGGGAAGCCAGCCGCCAGTGACACCAGCAAGATGCAGGCGAGGGCCAACAGTTACGATGGCCCGCTCCTGCGTGAAGTACCACTCTGGCCGTTCGTCAATAATCTCTTCGTACGATTCCTTCACCCACTTCTTAATCCTGTTGTACATGAGAGTACGCGGAGGAGAGGCGAAGTTGAGCGAAGTCAACGAGTCCAAGGTAATCTTAGACTCGTCGATAACATCATTCACAAGGGCCAAATAGGTTGCCATTATTACCTCTGTTTAGTGCGCTGGTAGGCACGCTCTTCGGTTTCCCAAGCAATAAGCTCTGCCGTAGTGGCAGGATACTTCTGGTTGGCATCTGCGAAAGCCTGCTTACGTACAGCAATCTGACCGCGCTGATCCATCACGTTAACGAACTTACCGCCCGGCGTAACAGCAACCACTTGGAAGGGATAGGTAAGCATAGCTTCCTCCTTCATCTCACCTGCCGGATTAGAAGACGTAGGCTCCTTGCTCTGGCTGATGATAGTGTTCACTGCGTCTTTCAGTACGCCGATGTACAGGTAGGGGATGTCCACTTCCTTACCACGTGGAACGTGGAAGATGCGGCCATTCAAGCCCACCTGAACTGGGGTGTTTGCATGACCCGGGGTGGGGTCCTTGTGGATTACAATGCGAGCAAAGCCCGGAGCGGGCTTGTCATCTTTAGTACCTGCGGCCTTTGGGGCCGTGGAGTAGTCAGCGATTTCTGGCAAGTCTTCCTGCCATTCATCGTCTTCGTTTGCCGAGGCATTAAAAGACAAAGAGCCGTCACTAAGGACAGCTGCAATATTTTTAATGTAGTCTTCGGCCTTCCAAGTTTTCTCTGACTTTACGCCATGAAACTTAGCAAGGGCTCGGAGCTCTCCGATGGTTGCTTGTTTCAGTGCAGCGCGGGCATCTTGCCCTGAAGTGTTATTAGACATACTATCTCCGTTGTAAGAAAGAGGGGAGCGAGATGCTCCCCCCTAATTTTGCAGCTATTAGTTCTTGAACTTACCGCTGTTGAACTCCGAGTAAATCGGATTTGCTTCAGTCAGTTCACCGCGACACACAATCTCAACGAAGAGGTCGATGTCACCACCAGCCACCGAGAACGCGCCAGCGCCAGAAGGCGTGAGCGTAACGATGTACGGGCCCCACTCCGTGTTGGCAGTAGGCGGTGCCGGCTCAGCAAAGCGAGCCAGATTGTCCGCACCCAGAGCAGTCGAAGTACCGAGAACGGTGGTCGATGCAACCAGAGGCGGGTACACAGTGCCGTCAGGGCGGGTGACGCTGGTCGGATTGAGAACCAGAGGCGTAACACCTACCGAGAACGACGGGTTGGTCAGCACCGGAGTGCCGTTCACCTTCTTGACACCAACCAAGATGGACTCAGGGCGGACATTCTCGCCAAGAATCAGCATCTGGATCAGATCAGTGGTGGCCAGCGACTGGCCCGGAATTACCCGGATGGTGCCAGAAACAGACTGTTCCTTACCTTCGTACAAACCGCGGTGCCGGAGGCGCTTCGGGATTTGCTGCGAATAAAAAGTTGCCATTTAT